GCTGAATATACCTGACGAAAAAGACGAGGGTATAGAAGACCATATCCGCCGTATCTTGGAGTATATCGGTGAAGACCCAACGCGCCCCGGACTTGTTGGCACCCCAGACCGCATCCGTCGTATGCTTGGAGAACTGTTCAGAGGCTACGACCCGAAGCAGAAGCCGAAGATAACTGTCTTTAATAACGGCAACGATGGCATCGTCTATGATTCTATGGTAGTTGATAGTGGCACATTCAATTCAATGTGCGAACACCATCTCATGCCTTTCTGGGGCAAGTATTGGTTCGCCTATATCCCTAACCCAAAGGGCAAGATACTTGGATTGTCCAAGATAGGAAGGGTTGTTGACTATTGTGCAGCAAAGGCACAGATACAAGAGCGTCTTGTTCATGATGTCGTTGATATGCTTGCACAGTCTCTCGGAACGGAGAACCCTCCTCTTGGCATTGCTCTTGTAATGAAAGCCCATCACGGTTGTAAGGAGTTTCGTGGCGTAAAGAAGAAAGGGGTAATGACTTCTTCTTTCTTGCAAGGACAGTTCCGTGACGACCAAGCTGTCCGTGCTGAGTTTATGCGTTTTGTTTCTAACGACCGTTATGAGTAAACCGAGTGGCGGTACGAGAAACTATTATGCACGCTAAAAGTAACGAAGCAAGGATAAAAGCATTGTGGGTGGTGAGCATGGATGGGCAACGTATTCATAGACACACGTAAAAAAAACGTCGGTTAAGGCATATTCTTTACCGACACATGGCAGCTCGCTTAAGACCGAATACCCGAATATGCCGAGCCAATCAGCACCACCAAGTAGTTGCAAAATTAATAAATTATTCTAAGATTGCAAAATGGAAAAGCAAGTTTGTATGATAGACAATAGAAAGAAAAAAAATATTGCAACTTCATCCGAAGTTAACGAGACTATGAATAAGCATAAAAAGGTAGTCCGCGAAGCTTTCAAAGACGGCGGCTCAGTCGTTACCTTTGACGACATAAAGGTAACGCCAAAGGAGCTGACGGACGCTCTTGTTGCTCTTGATATTTCCTTTATGATGGGCGATATGCCGTATAATACAAAAGGCGGAGGTATAACTTACAAGAAAACTCTGCTTGTGAGCAACCAAGAGAAAGTGCAAAAGATTATCAACGAGAAGGATTGATAGGTATGAGTACAAAAGAGCGCAGACTAACGGCAAAGGGGCTGCTTGCTAAGACAAGTGGCAAGGATATTGAGCGCAACCATATATCCCCAGTGGATAAGGTTGCGATAATGGAGTATTTGTTATCATGCCCCATGGACGAGGTGATAGGTTACAATGACAACTCGATGCCAGCTTTTGTTGTTGAGTGCGCTCTCTTGCTCATCAATAATGAGCTGACAGCATACACGGATAATTTGATAAGATACCGACAGATGGCGAAAGAAGATAACTTTATGCCAAAATAAGCGGTTTTTATCCGATTTTATCCGTTTTTATCGCTTTTTATAAGCGCAAATCAGATAGGATATAAATAGGAGGTAGTATAATATGGCAATGAGTAAAGACCCGGTTAAACGGGCGAGACAGCTTGCAAATCTCGAAAAAGGTAAGTTTAAGAAAGGTCAGGTAGCAAATCCATTAGGTGCCGGTGCGCACAAGAAATCCCCACTTGCAGCTTTTTTGCATGAGTGCGAGGATATACGTGGCATGGCCATGCCAACCCCTGCCGAGGTAGCGAAGATGTACTTCTTCATCGCTTCGCTGACAGAGGAGCGTCTGAAAGAATTGTTGCAAGACAAGAAGCAGCCCATGATGATGCGTATCATTGCCCGTGGTGTGCTTGACAAGAAAGGCATCGACATACTGGAAAAGATTATCAATCGTGCCTATGGCTCACAGCAGCGTCTTGACATCACGACCAACGGCAAGGAGTTGCAGCGAGAGCCACTGACTATTAAGTTTGTTGCTGACAAGAACGCACTTGAAAAAGTGCAAGAAGAGGTTAGCGACATGGACACAGAAAACAAAGAAGAAATAGAGTAACGGGAGGAATATGCCAACAGGGTATGTAACAAAGAACTTTGTCAAGCTTGAAACAGCATTTCAGAAGGGCTACACAACAGCGTCGCTCCAAGGAAGCGCACGCTCAAGCAAGACGTACTCTGTTATTCAGTGGCTTATAAATCGTTGCATATCTGTGCCCGGTACAACTGTTTCTATTGTCCGAGCAACGTTGCCGGCAATCAAGCGAAGTGTATTCCGTGACTTCAAAGACATTCTCATTATGTGGGGAGTGTACAACCCGAAGAACCTTAATAAATCTGATTTCGTTTATTATTTCGATAACGGCTCATGGGTAGAGTTCTTCTCTTGCGAAAACGAGCAAAAACTCCGTGGCCCAAAGCGACAAATACTGTTCGTAAATGAGGCCAATGAGATTTCAGAGCTTGAATGGCAGCAGTTACAGATGCGTACCACGCTCTTCTCTATACTCGACTATAACCCGTCGTTCTCAGAAGAACATTGGATAAACCAAGTCAATGATGAGCGCAAGACGTGCTTTTGGATTTCGACATACAAGGATAATCCATTCCTTGAACAACGTGTAATCGACGAAATCGAGTCGCTGCAATGGAAAAACCCGTCTCTGTGGCAGATCTACGGTCTCGGCAAACGTGCAATGGTTGAGGGTCTTGTGTTCCCGAAGTTCGAGATTGTCAACTATATGCCGCCGGAGACGATGCGACACCGTTACATTGGCATGGACTTAGGTTATTCGCAAGACCCGACGGCTATTGTGGAGGTACGTTTCTACGGCAAAGATATGTACATCAACGAGCTTTGCTATCGTACGCACATGCTCACAAATGACATAATTAGCGAGCTAAAGAAACATCAGGACTGGGCACCTGAAATCATATCAGAGTCTGCTGACCCTCGTATGATTGACGAAATCTATAATGCTGGGCTCGACATCAAACCCGTTCACAAATACGGAGGTTCTATTCAAGCTGGTATTACGAAAATGCAAGAGTATAATATAAAGATAACGAAGAACTCCACGAATGTAATTAAAGAGTTCCGCAATTATGTCTATAGGAAAGATAAAGAAGGCAATTGGATGAACGAGCCTGCGGATTTTCTAAATCACGCCATAGACGGATGCAGGTATGTATGCCTTGAAAAAATACTCGGTGCTAACGCAAGCGGAATGTCGTCCGCACAAATACTGGGCTTAACTGATGATTAGGCGGTTTACTTGCGTTCTTTCGCGTTTTCTTTGCGAAGTGGTATAATTGTTCGTCTTATAAAAAAACAACGCAAGAAAACGCAAATAAACCATAGTAACTATGCTCTGTCTTTTCTAATCAGAGCGTCGATGTATTCAGACTTATTACTTTTCTTTCTCAGAAGCTCGTAAGCCTCTGAGGATATTCTCACTGATATTGCGTGGGTACGCCCTGTATAAGGGCGACCTGTGGCAAATTTAGTTCCAGCTTTCATGTTATTCTGTGTAGAAATAGTCTGATTCGTAAACGGGTTCTGCGAAGATAGGCGCTTCGTCCTCGCCGGTGGTTACCGGCTCCCCATCGTACACCTCGTATAAGGCCGTCCGGGACGATGCACGGATATCTTCTGTACACTTATGGCTATTGTCCACTAATGTATGTCCTTTGAGTTGCTCGTTTACCCAACTCTTCGCCTCCTCAATGGTTTTGCATGTGTGCAAACATATGCTTGGGTTAACCCCGTCAGTGTAATAGATATTCATCATAATTTTCCGCTTGACCGTGATGCGGTAGGGCTTAGTGGTTGATTAATTAACGCCTTTGTGGAGGAGGTAGACGTTCTTCATGTTAGCGGCCTCGCCCTGCTCCTGGAGCTTCTTCACGGCCTCTTTCTTGTTCTCTGCGGGAATGTGGATGGCGCATTGTTTGCCCATAAAACTGTAAGTCTTCATAGTTGTGTATTTTTTTATTGTTGGTGTTATTGTTATCGTATTGCCTCCATGTAGACGTCCTCTTCGGTCTCGGTGTTATAGATTGAGACCGTGCCGCCTTTATAGTCGGCGAAGTAGCTCTCGTTTGTGCCGTTGGTGGTGTTGATGTAGTTCTTGCACGCTCCATAGGTTTCAATCCACCCTTCATTGTTGGTGTTATCGTCGTCGTTAAAGTAGACGTCGTAGACTCTCTTTCCAATGCTTTCGAAGGAGTCGTCGGCTATGAAGATGGCATCCAGCAAGGTGCCGTTGCACTCCCTGCATGAGTCCATGATTTTATCGATGAACTCGTCGAAGGTTGCGTATTCGCTGCTTCCCTCGGTTGCTTTGTTGTAGTCGGTCTCATCAAAGGTGAGACTGGCGATAAGCTCGTTTTTTGTAAAAGCTAAGTTTTTCATGATTTTGTATTTTTAATTGTTGTTGTTAGAAATTCAAAATGTCAGCACAACGTCATCTTCGCTCTCAGTGTTCTCAAGAACTTCGGCGATGACCTTTGCGATGATGTCTTTCGTATTGTAGAGCTCGTCGGGAAGGTTGCTCTTCTTGTTAGCATCCTTCATGAAGGATGCTGCTGCGATCGTTGAGTTGTCTGTGACTGCCCAGCGGTTGTTCTTGAGCTCAGCCTCTACTGTATAGAAGCTCTTGTCGAGATTCTTGTCTGCTGTTACGATTGTCACGTGCTGAGCTTTCGTTGCCTCTGTAGCTGCTGCTACGATGCTCTCTCTCGTTGCGGTCTCGTAATTTAAATTCATTGTCTTCATAATCTTGTATTTTTAAATTGTTTATATCTCTTTCTTTATTACATTGCAAAGATACGAACTTTTTCTCATATATGCAAGCATTTAAATAAATAAATGCTTGCATTTAAGATGATTTAATACTTCAACGACATTTTTTAGTCGAACTGTTTACTCAATAGGGTAGAAAATTGCGAGAAAACAGCGAAAAAACACGTATTTTTGCCAAAAACAACGATTATTTTGCGCAAAATATGAGAAAAATAGACGAAATCCTTGCAATAGGCGACGGTCGTCAGATATACTCACTTCTGACCAATCGGAAACGACCTTTCAAGGTGCCTTTCAAGGTGAGCGAAGGGCAATATAACCCAGACGGGCACCGTATCTTCGATGAAAAATACCGCCCGAAGAAATCTATTTCCGTGCCGTCAGGGAGGAAAGACCCTATCACGGGGCAACCTATGTATAAGACCAAGAAAGTTGAGAGAGTGCGTATCGCCCTGCCACTTCAACGTCTTATTGTAGACCGCAACACGGGATTCCTTGTGGGCAACAAGGTTGAATATAAGATGACCGTCTACGGCGAAGCTATAAAGCAGCCAACCGACAAACAGACGAGATTGTTCAACGCAACAAAACGTGTATTCCATAAGAACAAGATGATGTATTTCGACCGTCGTCTTGTACGTGGCGTGAAACGAGCAAGAGAAGCAGCAGAACTATGGTATATGGAAACTACTGCCGACGGCCATGTAGACCCGACGGGATGGATAAGAGTAAAGTTGCTTTCGCCTGTTTTGGGTGATAAGCTATTCCCACATTTCGACGACAATGACCGCATGGATGGATTCGCGCGCCAGTATAAAGTGTGGGATGAGTCGGGCACGGCGGTGAACCATTTTGATGTGTACACCGATACGCTCGTATATCAGTACATTGACGATGGAACAGATTGGAAGCTGCAAGGCGAGCCGAAATTGCACGGCTTTACGAAGATACCTGTCGTATATTATCGTCAGGAAGAAAGCGACTGGGAGAATGTGCAATGGGCTATTGAACGTGTCGAGGACTGCCTATCCAACTGGGGCGACAGCAATGATTACTTCGGCACACCTAAATACTTCATCAAAGGCAAACTCAAAGGTTTCGCCGAGAAAGCAGAACAGGGCGCAGTGTTCGAGGGCGACAAAGAGACTTCGATGAATGTGTTGTCTTGGGACAATTCACCGCAGTCTGTTACGGGTGAGATTTCTGAACTCATGTCGCTTATCTTCTCTTGCACTCGTTGCGCTGACATTAGCTTTGAGCGCATGAAAGAGGTGGGTAACAATACAAGCGGTGCTGCAATCCGCTTGATGCTCATAGACCCGCACATGAACGCAAGCGAGGCAACAGAAATGTTTGGCGAGATGTTCACGCGCCGTTGCAATATCGTTATGAATGGTATCTGTAACACGGGTATCGTAGAGTCGGGTATTCCAATGTCCGTTGCTGACGACGTGGAGCTGACACCTGTATTTACACCGTTCATGCCGAAAAATGATGCTGAAACATTGCAAATGCTTTCAACGTCTACGGGTGGAGCAAGCAGCACATCACGCAAACGTGCTATCGAACTCAACCCACTAAACGACGACCCACAGCGCATTGAGCAGGAGATGCAAGAAGAACAGCAGCAAGCTCTCGCTATACAAGCGCAAGCGATGGGAGTTGGAGGAACATCACAATCACAACAATCAACACAAAGCGAAGAAAACAATGAGTAAAGGAAGCAATACAACAAGAGGTGGAAACGGAGCGGGCGGTTCTACGTCCCGTGTAGCAACAGTTGATACTTTTCAGAAAGGTGTCGATAGCCTTTTCCCGTCTCAACTAAAAGGCAAACATTCGCAAGCTGAAATCATTGAAGATACGCTTAACCGTGTGGAAAGTTACTCTGATGAGATGACAAATCGAATGGTTTTATCGGGACAGCTTGGTCGGACGAAAGACGCAGACAGATACAGAGAACTTACTCGCGAAGCTGAAAAACGTCTTGAAGAATTAGACCGGCAATATAAAAAATTGACAGGTCGTAGCTTTGGCTACGCTTAATAAAAATAATGGCAAGCAACGCAGCGCAACACAATCAGCTCTTATCACTCTTTGCTGTTTATGCAAAGAAATTAGACAAGCTTTATGATGATTTCATCACAAGGCTTATCTCGTCATTGCCTTATTCCGAAAAGGAGATATGGGAGAAGCTCGCGCAAGACCCACTATTCCGTTTTGACGAGCTTCCTTATATGTCGGCAAGATTGCAACACATTTTCAACGATTTTGTCAACAATCAAGTTCTCTGCTATAAGGCTGGAATAACCGATGGTGTTGCGCTCGCATATTCGCAAGATGATGTCAATCTCGGAAAGTACACAATCTTGCAAGATAAGGCTATTGATGCAGCACGCGATGCTGCCGTTACGTCATTTATCAGCAACCGTATGTCTCGCAAGGAAGGTTTGTCGTTGTCTGATAGAGTGTGGAATTATGCTCAACTCGGCAAGAGTGAGGTTGAGATGGGCATCTCGAATGTTATCAAAGACGGGTTGAAAGCAGGCACATCTGCCGAAGAACTCGGGCGCAAGGTACGTCAGTATCTCAACAACCCAACAATGATGTATCGCAGATACTGGGTTAATGTCGCACTTGCCGGGGGCGGAAAGAAAAAGGTTGCCAAGTGGTATCGTCGCTATATAGACGAAAAGACGGGAAAGGTAACATTCAATCAAGAACCGCTTGAAAAGGTCGGTAGAGGTGTATATCGCTCAGCAAGAATGAATAGCTACCGGCTGATGAGAACGGAGATAAATATGTCCTACCATAAGGCAAATGCTTCACGTTGGGCAAACGAGCCTTTTGTATATGGTATTCGTGTGTGGCGTTCTCCGCAGCACCCAGAGGAAGATATTTGCGACGAGTTGGAAGGTTACTACCCAAAGGATTTCGTGTTCAGCGGTTGGCATCCTGCATGCTTATGTGCGTCCGCACCGCTCACTCTCTACGGCGACGAGAAACGTGATTTCTATCGTCGGCTGATGAAAGGCGAAGATATGTCTAACTTCCACAGCAAACATGAAATCACGAAAGAGAACATGAATCCGAACTGGTGGAAGTATGTTGATGATAACCACGACGCTATTCTGAAAGCCGCAGAACGTGGTAAGCTGGCATATCACCTTGGTGATAATCAATCTTATTGGATTGATAAATTCTCTGACGAGGAACGTAAGAGAATGGGCTTAGCACCATTGTCTGACAAGGAAAGAATAAAGCAGATAGCAGCAGCCCGTCATGCTGCCCGCACCCCCGAACAAGCGAAAGACATTGCTGACCGTTGGCACGAGCACAAACGTGTTGATGCACTTATACGTCAGGCAACATCGCTCATTGCAGACCTAAAAGAATATCCTGCCGTTGCACGCTGGAGCGTTTTACAGAATGCTGTTGACGACAGAAATGCGAGAGCAATAGAAAAGATGTTGTCTGATAAGCTCATAGGAAAAAAACTTTTCTATGAGAAGATAATAACGCCGGAGGAATTGAAGTGGTCTAACTACATCAAGAATTTCATTACCGAGGGGACAGCAACGCAAGTGCATAATATGTTCATTCGTACTGTAAAAGAAGCTCGTGAAAAAAAGACACTTGTAGACGCTCTTGATTACCTACGGAATACAGCATCAAGGCGCATTGAGAGTGGCCTTTTCGGCAAGGAACTCGACGCATACAAGCTATTATTGCAACGCGAAGAACGACGTATGAAGGACTTCTTCAACTTCAATAAATACAAAGGAGAGATAGAGACAGGCCTTGACTACTTAAAGAAGAACATAATAGTTGTCGGTGGTGGTGCAGCCAAAGTGCCAAACATTAATGTTTCAAGTTTCTTCCTCGATGATGTGAATCACATGAAAACGCTTTCCGACAATATTAGCGTTATGGTCAGCAATCTTAAGGCCTTAGACGATACCGCAGTGTTTGTTGCTACGGCAAAGTCTACTACTGTGCATCAACTGTGGGACGGAATACGTTATGCCTTGCAGAAAGACGGTCTCATGGCTGATGTTGACGACATGATTGCTAAGTTGAACCGCAATATAGAACGACTAAAGAAAGAAGCAGCAAAAGCTGCCGAGCGTAAGGCTGAGAAAGAAACTATTGCAAAAGTGTCTAATGTACGAGACATTGAGAACGAACTGAATAAGGCTACGAAAGGTATCAAGCATAATAGCGACACATTGTCCTATTATTACAAACTCTTTGATACGTTGGAAAAGAACCTTACATATAGGGACGGAATTTTGCCTAAGGCTTTGGAAAGACGAAAGAAACTTGTTCTTGGCGCTATAAAGGCTGATGTATCTGATAGTATGATCATGCGGTATTACGAGCGTTACAAGCATGGTGTTGCCGTTCTTGAAGCATATGACCGCCAAGTTCAGAACGGACTGCGAACAGCACTTGGTAACATTCGTGAACGTTTGGAAAAACAGGGTATTAGTTACCTCGAAGTCAAAAAACTCGACAGAAAGTACTCTACAGAGGAAATCATTAAACGGCTTTGTGGTGGAGATTTGACACAAGGTTCATGCTCATCACTCGCTTATTCTTATGCAGCCAACAAGAACGGCTACGATGTACTTGATTTCCGTGGCGGAAGAAGTCAATCATTCTTTTCTTCGAATATGAATATCAGCGAGATAACCCGTAACTGCCGTGGAATAATTGTTTCTGAATACGACGACTTTAAGGCCGCCGATAAATTGCTTAGAGAAGTGAAAGAAGGCAAGGAATATTACTTTGCCATTGGAAAGCATGCTGCCATAGTCCGAAAGGCAGAAAGCGGCTATGAATACCTTGAATTGCAATCAGGAATCACTAACGGCTTCAAACCTCTTACACAAGAACGATTGAAGAACAGATTTGGATGCCAGCATCAACATACAACCCAAGGATATAAGTTTACCACAAATTCTGAACTCATAGATATTGAGGAACTCGGTAAAGATAAGTCCTTCAAAGATATTATGGGATATATAAATACCGAAGTTGGAAAGCAGCACAAAGGAGCATACGGCAGCATTAAGTAGTTACTTCCTATCTTTGAAGAATTCTGCCCAAGAAGGGTTCTCTTTATCAAAAATAGCCTTTTCCTCTGCTGTAAGTTTCCACGGATAGTCAGAGAAAAGGTTATACACCTTTTTCTTGTCGAAAGAAAAAAGGAATACGCCTTTCTCGTCTTTCGCATTATCAACCCACCATATCTTGTCTGTGACATCGTTCTTATAGAAGATTAACTTTCCCATGTTTTTATATTTTTTGGTGCAAATATAGTGATAATTTCCGAAAAAACCACTACCTTTGCATGTACATTGTTGTACCTCTGATTAACCGTGAGGTTAGTCGTTGTACGCCCACTGCCTTTTTCGACTTTATTGTCGTGTCTCCGGCAGTGGGTTTGTTGTTTCTACTCGTCAAGTGGAGTAAGCTTGACAAGTTTGTGTGTCGTTTCATCTACCTTGTCTGTTAAACGGAACTCATAGGTAATAAACTCGTCATCGTCTACTTCTTCGGGGTCATCGGAAGTCATGTAGTTTCCGACATATTCAATGAAGTCTTGCAAGTACCCGTAGCTGTCATCTGATTTCGTCGTGTTGATGAAAAGGTATAATCCTTCTGGATAGAATTCTTTAACCTCGAAATTAGGCCCGTGAATCGACGGCTTCTCGCCTTTCTTTATCTCCTTGAAATATAGTTGTACACCATCTTCATTTACCGTCATTGTTGCGAACATTGCAAGCAATGCTGTCATTCCTTTTTGAGAAACAATTCGCAAAGGCGTTTCTTTAATATTGTTGTCCATATACTTTTGTTTTAATG